CAAAATTTTCGTAAGAATGTCAACAACTTTCTCAAAAAAATTGTTTAAGCGATTAAACTACCTATAATATTGTACGCGCTTGTACATTATATATCATTCTTAGAAGCATCTCTGAATAACTTGTCCATGAATGGCTCAAGTCCTGCTTCTCCACCATCAGAAGAAATAACTTCGTCTATCATTGACTTATAAGCCAAGAAATCAGTTGTTCTGTAACCTGTTGCTCTCTCGTATCTCTTCTGTAATTCTCCAAGCTTTTCAGAGGCTTCCTTAAGAAGTTCAATAACATCTTCCGTATCGACAACTATTAACTGAAGCTCTTCATTCTCTTTAAGATATTGTTTGAAACTCATTATTACTCCTCTCCACCCATGTCAAATTCTTCATCGTCAGACATTGATGGCTCTTTTGTTGGTTCTACCTCGTCATTTCCACCAATCTTTTCTGTAGAAATTTCAACCATGATTTCCACTGGAACCGCATCACCTTCACTTTCATCGTATTTTGATGTTGCTACAAATCTTGGAGAATTTTTCAAAACACCCTTTTCATGGGTCTCTACTCCAATCTCCATATTATTGATGACCTGCATTTTCTCATCTTCAGACAGGTCGAATTCTGTTACAATATACTCCTTAATAACATCTATAATGTTTTTGAGAAGGTTGCTTGAGACTTTCTTAGACTCATTTTCCTCAAGCTTGTTTCTGACAAAATCTGTAAAGGCTCCCATTTTCCTCTCCTTAATTTAAAAACAATTTTAGTTGTTTTTTATTAGTTTTATATCCAAACTTTTTGTGAATTTCTTTATGACAATCTTTACATAAAGTTATACCATTATTTATTTATATATATTATAACGATTTTCAAAATTTTCTTTAAAATTGTCAATATGATGAACGTGAAGATGTTCTTTAGAACAACATTTTTGACAAGTATGATTGTCTCTTTCAAGAACTTCTTTTTTCCAAAAATAGTTATCTGAAATTAATCCTCTATTACGACTTAAAAATCTTTCTTCGTTGGTAATTTTATTATTATATTTTGGATGATTTGAACCAACTTTTAAATTTTATTCTTCCAAATCTATCCTTATAAAGAGGAATATCATATCCTTTACTTTTCCAATAATCATAAGTTCTTCCATTTATTGTTACATTCAAATAAGTATGTATCTATTATCATAATTTTCTTCTTTTAAAATATCATTGCATACTACTTCAGCTGAATTTTTTAAATCATTTAAATTACCATTATTGGAAATTATATAGTTCCATTCATTCCAGTTGTCAAGAGATGTCTCCGAATCGTGATTAGCAATCTGCTCTTGAGTATTTATATTTCTTGTGATCCTTATGACGTATGTTTCGTATTCATCACAAAACATCTCAGTAATTTCATTTGGAAATCTACAGTCAGTGATTACAATAAAGTCATCATCAGAATCTATTGCTCTGTTCTTAACTTGATTGACCCACCAATCGTTGTCTACTCTTTTTCTGAAAATCTCTGTTCCGTATAACTGAAGAATGTTTCTGGTAATGTCTGTCTTGTTCTCATACCAGTTCTCATCATTGATCTTTAGCTTATTGATGGTATCGTCTATATCTCCAACCTGTGAAGGATACTTCATGTATTCCCTTCCATCAATGAAAGTATATATTTTTCTTTTTATCTCATCTGAAATATTGTCAAGAACATCTACAAGCTTTCTGAAATCTTCCTTACAACAGTCTTTGAGTGAACGAGCAAAAAGATCAGTTGATACTTTGAATCCTCTTTGTTTTAGAATATCAACAACATATTCAGAAAACTGATTTTTACCGCAATGTATTTTTCCCGAGATCAGTAGAACCTTCTTCATCATAAACTCCTTCGTTTTCAAGTCATATATTTGGTAAGCCAATCACTAAAATCTTAAACTTTTTCATTCAAGAGCCTTGCCGATATATCAACGTAGTCCCTTCCCAGACTTCCTTCAGTAATTGTTCCGTTTGTAATTCTGACTTTTCCACAACTACATGAACCATCATGTTCCACAACACTCTGACAATGTAGGCATTTTACTTTTTTGTTAATTTGCATAATTTACTCCTCTTCATCTTCTTCAGAATATTCGTTATCATCATTATTTTTAGAAAGTTCATCATTTATGATGCCCAATCTTGTTCTCAAGTTACCATCATAATCATAATCTTCGTCGTCGTGTCCAGAATAGTCTATTATAACTCTTCCACAATTCTGACATTTGAACTGTTCATCAGGGACATCTGTCACATCTTTGAAAAAATATACTCCAAACCCACAAGTACATTCAACCTCCAAAAAATTTCCACAAAAAATTTCTTCAACATTATCTGGATGGGACTCATGTAAACAAATAATTTTATTTTTTATAATTTCCTTATAATATTCTCTTATCTCTTCTTCTGAACATTTAGATTCTCTTTTTCCATTTTCCATTATATCATTAAATCTTGAGCTATCCAAACATAAATCAATTCCTTTAAGATTGATTTCGATACCATTGTCTTTAAGAGTTTCAACAATTAAGTTTTCAATCATCTTTATACCACTTATATACCCAACCAACCAATCTTTGTTCTTTGCTACGATAGGTACGAATTGTGGTTTCTTGTTAATCTTCGGTGGTTTGTATCGCATAAATACCTCCTTATTTGTAAGTATTTATACATCAGCAATTTTATTTTTGCCGTAACTAAAGATTTCAAGTATCTCCTTAATTTGCTTTTCATCAAGAAGTTGAATGTATCTTTCAGCATCCTTCAACCCTACTTCAAAATATCTGGCAATAACCATTTTTTCTTTCTGATCCAAATCCTTCTTCTTTTTTATATACTTAAAGTAATGCTTTCTCTTTGGTAGAATAGAAAAGTAGTACCTGTAGTGAGTACTATTAGGAACATCATACTTGTTTATTTCGTTGACTACAGGTACATATATCTCACTCATAGATACAAACCTGTTAATCATATAACCAGGATATCCCTTATTAACCTCTTCATCACTGAAATCTAAATCCTTATTATCAACAGTCAAGCCATCGAGATAATCAAATAATTCCATTAGAGTATCCTTTCAATTGCTTCCTCAATATCTATGCCATTTATCATTTCTGTAGTTGCTTCCTGAGTTGCGTCGTAAATATCATTGAAAAGCTTTTCCTCACTTTTCTCAGGAATTCCAGGAATGTCAACCTTCTTGTTTGCTTTGGTGACTATCAATTTCTGATACTTTTCACTGTTTACATTACTTAAAAGAATCTTCTTGATCTTGGGCCAAGCCATTCTTATTATAATTTTTTTAAGCCAATTCATAATTACTCTCCACATCCCAGCCACATAATTTTATATTCTGGGTATTTCTTTTTGAAATCGCTTGAAATTTTCTTTATGTACTCTTCCGCTTTACTTTTGGGTAGTCTACCAGTATATACATACAGCTTCTTTTATCAAATTCTTTAACCACTTCATGAGCCATTACCTCCTCTTTTCATTTTAACTTTAGGCCATATTGATAGAAATTTTTCCTTTTCTGATCTTGATAATCCTGACAAATCTATATTCCAGATTTCGGATTCTTTCCACGAAACTATATAATAGTCGTCGTACTTCTTAATTTTGTGAATGTTCTTCCCCTCAAGAAAATCACCAAGCAAATCTGACAGTTTGACAACTTTTGATTTAATCATAACAAATTATTTCTCCAAAGTCAAGGTTTTACTATTAGAAATCTTTCTTGTTCTTCTCTCAAAACTCTACAATCAACATGGACCCAACTTTGGCTTGGAAAATCTTCGACTGTTGTTATGTATTTGAAAGCATCTTCATATGGACTATCCAGAATAGTTTTTCTTATCTCAGCAGAATCAATTCCATTCATGTAAAAGTCTATTGCTCTTCCATATGTATGTTGAGAGAATCTTGAATACTCCGGAGAGTTTTCGTATCTTATCCCCGACCACATTCTACTACCACCAACATGCCAATTGTTTATTATCATTGGTTTATCGAAATACTCTCTTATCATATCGGCAGTCCATAACATTCTCCAATCAATGACAGAGATTGATTTATCGCCTCTAATGCTATATGTCTCAGGGTCTACGAACTCCTGAACTACAAAATGCTTTAGTTTATATTCTACCATAGGAGCCTCTAATACTGTTATTTTTCTAAAATCAAACAAATGTTTCAACAATTTCCATCTCATATTATATATCCTTTGAAGATTCAAATGGATTGACCTTTACGAGTTTATTGTATCCTTCTCCATCTGTTGGTGGTTCAAAGTTCTTCTTCATACCATTGATGACTTGAGCCCACTTGGATACATCATATCCACGGGATTCTCTCATTCTATATTCAATATTTCTTTTGTCTTCTGTAAACCACATATATACAATCTCAGTCTCACCAAAGTCTTTTGTAATCAATCCATAACTTCTCTCAAAATCTCTGATGGATTCTACTATTTCTATTCTCCTGGCAGACTTTATATGAGTCTCATCGACAATAACATCAAGACCGTGCTCTAGTGCCATTTCGATTGCCTTGTTAGTTGATTGTTTGATAAAAGGTTCAAATCTAAAATCGAATGTATACTCTCCACCCTTTATCATCGATCTGTATGCGTCACGATTGACAATAACAACTTCTTTGTTCTCACTGGCAAACTTTCTTGACCATGTTGATTTACCAGAACCCGGCAACCCAATTGTTAAGTAAACTTTCATATTAAATCCTTATCCATGAGTTCCATCTACTAAAGATATTCCATGTTTAATTCCACTTAGAAAATTTCTAGCTTCCTCTATATCAATCTTAGAGACTTCTATACCAATCTCATTTCCAATATCAGAAGCATCGTACCAATCTTCACATTTTTCCAATATCTTTATGATGTCTTGCTTGTTCATATATCACAATACTTATTATTGTAAATTTTTAATTGTTTCATTTTGAACTTCAACCCATTCCCACCTGTTTGGTTTTTCCATCATCATAATCATTTTGTCCAACTTTATTTTTTCAAAAATTTCTATCATAATAATTCCAATGACATATCCAATCAAAATCATAACCATAGTTACCTCCATTATATATCAATCTCAACAATCTCGCTTTCAACTTCTTTTATGTCAAATTGGTCACGAGTAATCGGTAATTTAAGTCCCTTGTCTTTCCATTTCTCAAAAAGCTTTTCTTTAGATTGTTTCCACTTATCATCGAAAACACCCATTCCTGATGATTGGTGGTAGATAAGTACATCAGCAACGGCGATTTTGTATCCCATTTCCTGTACCCTTAGACAGAAATCTATATCGTAAAAATCGTTATACTCATATGTCTTATCGTCAAAAGAAATTCCCTCTTTTAGAAATCTGCCTTGAGTTATCATTATACAACCATCAACACAAACAACATCATCAAAGTAACCTATGACACCTTTCTGAAGATGGAATCCTTCACCAATTTTACCTTCGTTCTTACCCTGAATAAGATGTCCTCTCATTTTGTCAGGTGTTGTCATCCACCACCCACCTCTTTCTGTCAATTCAGTAGTTCCTGCTATTCCGACAATGGCTACATCGTTCTTTTCAGCAAAAAGAAGTTCAACCTTCTCTCTAAATAAGTTGTCAAGAATACCAACATCTTCATGCATGAAAACAATGATATCATCATCCTTAAGACCTGACTGCATTGCTGCTTCTATACCGGCATTATATTTCTTGAAAATGTTTTCATGTTTACCTTCTTCTTGATCGAAGACTGATAGAACTTGTGCTCCTATCTTCTTCAATGATGGTTCAGCAAACATCTTGAATTTTTGCTCGTCATGTCTAGGTATTATACATTTAAAGTTTGACATTACCATTCTCCTTCATTGTCTCAAAAAGACTCTTTACGGATAATATAACTATTTCATTATAGCATTTGTGACAAAGCTCTGCTGAGTCTTCTCTACCGGATATTGGTTGTGATTTGCTGAAGTCATGTTCCTCGATTCCGTCGATTCCTTCCCAACCAGGGTTTTTACCGTTGGCAATATCTGTCAGATGACAAAGCCACACAAAGACATTACCTCTTTTCTTCAGTTCTTTGCCACAACAATCACAAAAGTATCTAACCATTATAAGACCTCCAACATTTTTTGAATATCATCTTTACATATAATTGAAAGTTTTGTATGGTTGTTTTGATAAATTTTAATTTCAAAATAATCATACTTATTGTTGTGAATTTTTTAAACCTTTTTATCAAATTATTTAAATCTAACCTTTTATCATCATATTTACATTTAGGACATCCACATAATCTTGATTTAGCAACATGGTCAGATGGTTTTATCAACCATCTATGACCACATTGATTACAAGTTATTGGGACTTTACTTCTTGAATCAATCCAATTTTCTTTGACTTCATCATAATTATATCTCCAATTCCAAATTAAATTTGCTTTTTCTAACCAGTCCTCAAATATTACTTTCTTTCTCATATAAATTCCTTATAAAGATATTTATTTCTTTATAAGGAGATTTATATATTAGACTATAAAATACCCATTAATTCTAATAAACACGCTGTAAAATTGATTTCTTTGTCAAGGACGTGAACTGAGCGAAACGCATATTCAGCGATTATTAAAATTGATTGAGCCTGCTTATCTTTATCTAACATTGGAACAAGATTGTCAAACAGATTTCTATAAAGCTCATCATAGTTGTAGTTTCTCTCTATGATATATTTTCTTGCGGCTGTTAGCTTTCTGTTGACAATCATATTATAAAATTCAGTATCAACATTTTCTACGTTGAATATACCATTGTCAATCATTCCACTTGCTTTAGAGTAATGCTGAAGTAAGCTTACCATTCTACGAATATCTGGATAGAATGTCTCCACAACCTTCTTAATAACTTCTGGAGTATACTCAACATTCTCAAACTTCAAAATACCACAAAGTCTCTTAAAAATTATTGGCTTCAGTTCCTTCTGAATTTCAACATCCATCATGTTGAAATCTACTAACTGACACCTTGACTTTAGTGGTTCAATTATTTTTGTGAAGTAATTACATGTCAAGATAAATCTACATGAGTCCTGAAACTCCTCCATGAATCCACGCATAGCAGCCTGTAGTTCTGGTGTGGCTCCATCAAACTCATCAAGAATACAAATTTTCTTTCCACCCTCGTTCTCACCGAACATAGAATAAGAAGTTGCGAATTTAGATATTCTATTTCTCAGTGTGTCAATACCTCTGTCAAGAGATATATTGATGTATATATAATCCGACTTTATGTCATTGACAAGGGCTTTTGCTATAGTGGACTTACCAGTTCCCGGACTAGATGAATAGAGAAGAAGATTTGGAATCTCCTTCTCCTTTACCAATTGTTGGAAGAAAGCTTTGACCTTTGGAGCAAGTAGAACTTGCTTAACTGACATTGGGCGATATTTCTCAATCCACAAACTATAAGACAACTGTTTTGACTTATTTACCTCAATCATTTATTCCTCTTTACTTTCAATTTTTCAAGTTTCTCTTTATTTCCCTTCACGATCTTTTTAGTTTCTGTCAATGTAAGATTCAAAGAAGTTGATGTATCTTTTAGAGATTCTCTCTTGATGTATTCTCTAAGAACTTTGTTAATATGTCTTGCTGAAGGCTCTTTCAACTCAACAGTATTACCATTAGTCCCCCTTTTCTTCCTTCTTTTTTCGATCTTCCTTTGAATTTCGAAATTCTTCTTCAACATTCTAGCCATTGCTCTTTTTTGACTTCTGGTAATCTTTCTATTTATTTTTCCAGAATCATAAGCACTCTCAGACTCTTTTTCTTTCTTGGTTTTCCCACGAAAAAGGCATCTGCACGGGACGGGTGACTTGGTAACAGATTCTAAACCCTCGTATCCTCTTCCGTAACAATATCTACAACTTTCCTTAGGGTCTTTCAACTCTGTTCCATTTTCCTTGGCAATCGATTTGATTATTTCAAAAGGAGTCATATCCTCCCTTTTAATAACCTTACCCTCACCGGTTTCAACAAAAGCATCAGCATCATCTGGAGT